CCAGAGTCAGCCGTTACTACGAACTGCTGAAGTACGCCAGTGTCTGCCTTAGTCTCAGGGTGTACTCGGTTGACGCCAGCGATGGTGATGATGTCACCCTTCAGGAACGTCGTTGAACCGCCATCGACAGTCAGGCTTGAGCCAGTCTGTGATGCGCCGTTGACCAAGTAGCCAGTTGTTGCCGCAGCAGTACCAGTCGTGTGAACAGGCATGAGCGTGTTTTCGTAGTGCTCAAAGCCAGCGATACGACCAAGCTGTCCGTCTTTGTACTGCTTGCTGATCTCAGCAGAGTCTTGGAACAGACCCTTAGTGTCAGCCAGCATGTCTACAACAGACTGCGGGTTGTGCAGGTACGAACGCTCACCGTAGGGCGCGAGGTTGTCCGTGAGGAGCTTCTGCGCTTGGGTGATGTTGGCAAAGCTGTTAGCTGAACCTACGCCGCTATAGAAGTTGTAAACGTCCTTGTACATTGACAGAGCATCGTTCTCGATGTTCGCAGCCAATACAGACATTGCAGGCTCAAGGTATCGTGCCTTGAACTCGTCAATGTGCATCGTCAACTCTTCAGAGCTAAACGTGAAGTCCACGCCCTTCTGAGTGTCTACGGTCATCGTTACAGATGATTCTGTAATGTCTTGGGTTGACAGCGCAGCGCCAGATCGAACGGTGAACTCATTCGGCAAGCGAATCTTGAGGTCGTTACCAATCTTTGCGCCAGTCTTGGCGTACTGGTCGTCATACTGCGTGTTAATGTTGCCCACGAAATTCAATTTCTGATGAAGAATAGCGAGGGCTTCTTTGGTGATCACACTGGGTGTGAGAAAAGAGTTAGCCATTTTAAGCCTCTATTATTTTCGGTAACCCCTGTACTTCGCGTACTCGTCTGGCGTCATCTTGTCGGGATCTTTCTCGACCCTTCCTGATGCCCTGACGGGTTTCGCTGGTGCTGGGGCGTTAGTAGTAGAGACAGGCGAAGGCTTGGCGAGCTGTGCGCTCAACCGACCCAGTTCCATCATTGCAAGACCAGGAGCCATGCCATTGATAGCTGCTGCCTTTTGCGGATTGGATGCTAGGTGGTATGCGAGTGCGGGACCGTTATCGCTCAAGATAATGGCCTGTTGCATTGCCTGACCTTGGACAAACTGAGGGTTGCCAACCTTCTGCATGAAGTCTGGGACTTCAGATGCAAACGCTGCGCTGCGCTCTTTGAACGCGTCTACTGCTGCGTTGTTGGCTTGCTTTCGGAGTTGCTCGACTTGGAACTTTTCCTGCTGGCTTAGTGCCTGTTGAACAGTGCGCTGGTTTAGGTGCGCGTTGTAAGCAACAACTGCCTGCTGGTAAGCGTTTTGATCGTAGTCGTAGTCCTCAAGCTGGGGAAACTTGTCGAGCTGCGGCATGTTCTGGTTGAGTTGTTGCTCAAGCAGTGTTGCCCGCTCTTCGGCTTCCTTGGCCCTGACCTCTGCCTCTTTGACCTGTCTGGTTTTTTGGTTGATCCGTTCTTGGAAGGAGTTGCGCTTTTTCTGCTTCTCCTCTTCCGTTTCGGGGGGATCTTCCCCGGATGGCTCTGCTGCTACTGCATCAGAGGTTTCGCCCGTAGGCTCTTGAGCCTCTTGAACCGCTGGCTCTACTTCGGTTGACACGCTAGTGTCTTCAGCTATTGCTGCATCAGTCATGAGTTTCGTCTCCACGGATTTGACCCCACAAACGAAAAAACCGCCCGGAGGCGGTTCTTACAGGGCTGTGGGTATGCCCTAGTAACAGTGAGTCGGCACTGCTAAACCGAAAGATTTATGCTTCTTCTTGTTCTTCTTCCATTTGTTTGAATAGAACAACGCCGCCAGCAATAGAGAAAGCTGTGCCTGGGAACGCTTTTCTTGCGTCTAACCGGCCTTCGCTGTCTTTGTACTTAACGACTTTTAAGCCAGCTTTTTCTAGCTTGTCTATTGTTGACTGGGGCGCATTATCTGGAACGATGGCCCCGCTGAACTCAGCCATGTTGACTGACCGTCCCGGCTTCGCTTCAAAATATTCTGTTGGTCCAGATCGCAGATCGCTTTGATAGCGGCGAATCATATCTTTCATATCTTCGCTGACGTTCTCAAAGCCAAACTTCTGCAACGCTCTGTCTAAGCCGATTCGATCAGCTTCGTAAATCATTTCGCCGACTTCGTCTCTGTATGCGAAGCCGCCGCTTTCGTACTTATAAAAGGGCTCCATTAAATCTTGTATATCGATCAGAGTTGAATCCATTTCAGTTTTAAAAACAGCGACATCATCAGCAGTCAATAATCTGCCTTTTTCTGATCTGATTTGTGGAAGACTTTTTAGCTCTTTCGCAAGATTGGCTCTGACCTTACCAACCCCAACTGACATCGTTGACTCTTGACCTGCGCCCTTCCGCTTCTTCATAAACTTAGTAACTTCTTCGCTTGTGTAGGGTTTTAGTTTTGCGTCGGTTGTGTAGTAATCCCGGTCAGGATTGGTAATAAATAGCTCCTCTCCAGAAAAGTATTCATTCAACTTGTTATCGGCCCATGCTTGGCGTTCATCCCGCATTGGTTCGATCATCTCGTACAGCTTGCCTCCATCGACACTACCTGACTCCCTCAGCGGTATGTCAGTAATTCCTTGGTCTTTTAGGAAAGCAATATCTGTCACTGTGTCGCTTTCAAAAAACCGAATTATTCTGTTGTATCCAGAATCGCTTATACCGCTTTTAGTTTCATGCTCTGCCAACTCGTATTTGACGTCATCCATATATCCGTCATATTTCTTGGCAATGTCACCGAACTCTTCATTGAGTTGTTTGTAGGCGTCTTTGTTCGCCTGTTTGACGGGACGTGGGGCTCTCACTGTGTAAGCGTCTGCGTCATACACGACGTTAGATCTATTTGCTTTTGGATCGAAACTTTCCGGCTTGCCCACTAGGGTGATGTCACCGAAACCCTCAAAGGGTATATCTTGTCTTGTTACAGCGATTGAGGGCATGGGCATACCACCCATCGCCTCTTGCCTTCTGAGTTTTTCTTCTGACGTGTTGTGCAGGAATTGTAAGTCTGGCTCTTCTCCTGCCGCCTTTGCTGCTTTTGCTACTTGGGACGCAGCAGGAACGAGCGGGACCATACCTGCCGCAGACAGCAAGTAGTTCAACAAGGTTCTGCTTTGTGGGTCGCGGAAGTACATATCTGCATCCGCTGCGAGCCCCAGCACATCACCGACAATCGGCACTGAACTAGTGATGATTGCGGCCAAGTCAGTGGGGGCCATTTGGTTTTCACCGTAACCGACCTCAAGTTCTGCGCCCGCTGAGTAGGGGTTGCGGTCCAAAATCTCGAAGACCCGATTACGGTCTAACTCGGCCATTGTTTACTGCATACCACCTTGGTGTGGGGTAAAGGTCTGTAGTCCTGTCGTGGGATCAACCACGATGCGGTACATACGGCCATCTCTTCCGCGAACAGGCTGGGCTTGTCCTGGCTGTGCCGTTGGCTGAGGGGGCTGCATTGCGCCCATGTTAGGCATCTGGGGCATCCGAGGCATACCGCCCATCTGAGGCTGCATACCCATGCGCGGCTTAGGTGCTGCCATCTTCTGAGGTACAGCAGCGCCGACAGGGTTAGCCTGGGGTCGTTGAGCGGGAGCGCGTCCCATCAACATCTGTGCTATTTGGTTGTTCACTTGTCGTAGCTCCCTCTTCGCTTGGTTTTTCTTTTGTTTCGGCTGGCCGCTCTCTTAGCTGCCGCCTTTCCTTTCTTGTTGTAGGGGAACTTTTTACCGTTAACCATTGGCATGATTTACTTCCTTTTTGTGCGGGTTTTTTTCGCTGACTTTTTTAAAGCCTTGGCCGTTGGTGCGCCCTTGCTTCCTGGCTTCCGCATTTTTTCGCCAGAACCAGCCTTGATGCGCTTTCTTTTTGCGTGGATGTTGTCCCACAGACCTTTTCTTCTCACCATTTCACCTTACTAGCCCACCAAGCCGCGCTCATGCGGCCGCGTCTGATAGAGGCTGCGTGTCTTTTTTTCCATGACTCACGGCGTTTCCGGCTTGCCTCACTCTCGCCCTTTCTCTTTGGGCTTCCTTTCACGCCTTGCTGACCAAATCTGATCAGCTTCGTCTGATTGCCATCCTTGGCGACTACGGCGTGAGACTTTGTCTTGTGACCAGGCGTCCTCACGGCTTGATTGAAGCGTGATGCGCCGATCTTAGATAAGCGTGGGTCTTTGGGCATTGCCTAGTCCTAGTGTCTGACGGAGCCTCTGCTGCGCGATCTGCTGGGCTTGCATGTCCTGCTGTGCCTGCGCTAACTCCATCTGCTCAACCTGAGCCTTGATGGTGTTCAGCATCGTCTTGCTTTCTTTCTCCTTAGCAGCGGCTTGCTCGTTAGCAATCTCGGCCTGCTTCATCGCCATCTCCATCTGCATGGCCTGCTGCTTCATTTGCTGCTGCATCTGCTGGGCCTGCGTGATCTCTTGCTTCTCATCGTCATTCGGCTCGATGATTCCGGCTTTGATGCCCTGCTTCCTGACGCGCTCTACCAGCTCATCTGCGCCCACTAGATCAAGCGCCTTGAAGTAAATGTCAGCACCAAGCTGTGCCATCTGCGGGTTCTGCCCGAACAACGTGCCTAGCTGCTCTGCTGTCTCTGTGCGTCGTGTTGAGAAGCTGGGACCGGTGGTGACCTTGATATCGTAATGACCACGATTGAGGTCGTTGATGATGACTGTCTCGCCCGTCTGGAGGTCCATCACTGGCTTGTTGACCTGTTTGACCTCTTCAGCGTCGTCAGGCCCGAGGATGCGAATCTGTCGCTCTGTGTCGTATATCTTGGGGATCATGTCGATCATGATCTCGCCGGTGTAGGTAATGCTCGATACCAGCTCGTCAATAAATTCGAAGTTGGCAATGTTGCCTTGGAGCTGCCGCTCTCGAATGGCGCGGCCAGAGGTTTCGTTTGACCTTGCGCCGAGGCTTGCGTCGTAGATGCCGGTCGTTGCCTTGATGTCATCTGCTGCGATCTGCGACTCAGTTAGCAGTGCTGGCGATGGCTGCGCTGGGGGCTCTCTGAATGGCTTCTGGCCGTTATCAAAGTTAAACAGCAGGACGGGGTCGTTGGACGTCATCAGGTTGCGATAACGCTCCTCGTGGCCCTTGATCATTGCAGGGGTTGCCATCAGGGGCTGCTTGGGTTGCAGCGCGGTCACCTCGATCTGGGTGCTCCGCGAGTAGTTGTACATCCTCTGGGCGTCCTTGGCCTTACGGACAATACCCCTGGAGTAGAACGATCCGTCGATGTTCGTCGTCTTCCCGAACAATGGAATAAGCGGGATGTATCTGCCGACGCACTCGTACTCTTCGAGGACTTCCAGTCCGGTGATCTTGTACCGCTCCAGCTTCCTGCCTTCGACGACTCGCTCTCGTCCGACTGTGATGCCTTTGAAGTTGAGTTCGTCAATGATGGGCTCGATGTCTTCATAGTCGACCACCTCGCCGGTTGACAGTTGAACAAGGCGTCTCTCTTCTGGGACGATGCGGTAATAATCAGCGACTCGGATACTATCCTCGCCAACCCACGAGCGCAGGTTGCCAGTGCTTGAGAAGTCTTCACCCAGACCTGACTTGGCCTTTGGATACAGGCGCTCGAACTCGTCCCGTTCCATGTCCTCGAACATAAACCCGAAGCGGGCGTCTTTGAGGTCTTGCACTTGGATGATGGGGTCAATCAGTACAGAGAAAGGATTCTTGATCTCCCTGATGATGACCTCTTGGTCCATAGAGGTGTCGTCGATGTAATCGTGATCGATCATCCAGCAGCCCCAGCCGCCCTTGACTGCAAACTTGAACGCAGTCTTGTAAGCCCTGTTGCCTCGCTGCTCAATCTGCCTGATCAGTCCCTCAAAGATTTCAGCGGTGTCGCTGTCACCCTCTTCTGCGCCTCTTACCTTGACGCCTGGGAGCATTTGCAACTGCTGGCCGACCACTTGGTCAACCGCGCTGGAAACCTTGTCAAAGGTCAAACAGGGACGATTGACGCGGGCCATCTTCGCGGAGGAATCCCACTGCCCGTCT